GAGGTCCACCTTGGGGTCCAGCGGCGGGGCGAACCAGCCCAGGATGGTGGGCGTCAGGTACAACAGCGCCAGCGGCACCGCCATGATTGCCATGGCGGTGGCGAAATACGGCGCGAAGCGATCGGCGATTTGCAAGGCCGGGGGCCTGCCGCCGTCATTCGAGGAGTTTTGCCGGTCGGACATGGGGCGGATAGCTGACCGATATTTGCGGCGGATTCAAGGAGGAGGCGGGGGACAGGCCATGGAAATCGCGCCAGGCCATTGACCGGCGGCGCGGATGAACCTTACATCACGGCCATCCCCGAAATACGGCCTGACGACGTGACGCGGTTTTTACCCGCGTGCGGGCCGCCGTTTCGCGGGCTTCACACGGATTGCGAGAATGGCGGATGCGCCGGACATTGACCCCGAATGGCTGGATACGATGGTGAACAAACTGATCACGGTGCTGCAGGCGCAGCTGGATGCGGTGGCCAAGGCCGGCACGGAAGGCGACGCCAAAAGCCGAGCTGCCGATGCCCGCACACTGGCGGCGCTGGAACAGACGCTGGAACGGCTGTCGAAACTGGAACGCGAACGCGCGGCGGTGCGCGAAAAGAAGATCGCCAGGCATGACGGAGAAAACGCCCGCGCGGCCCTGGAGCGCCGACTGGATCAACGCCTTGCCGCCGGCGGAAAGAAAGGCGCTGCTCGAAAGCCTCAGCGATGAGGAGGCCCTGGCGCTGGATGGCTGGCGCTTCTGGGCGCGCGCGGCGCAATTGCCGCCGGCCAAAACTGCAAATGGAGACGACTGGCGCATCTGGCTGTTTTTGGGCGGGCGCGGCGCCGGCAAGACCCGCAGCGGCGCGGAATGGATCGCCGAGGAAGTCGCCTGCGGGCGCATGACCCGCGTGGGGCTGATCGGCGGGACGTTTTCGGATGTTCGCGCCGTTATGGTGGAAGGCGAATCCGGCCTGCTGAACGTGGTCGAAGGCTTGCGGTTCGAGCCGTCCAATGCGCGGCTGATATGGCCGGGTGGGGCCGTCGCCACCCTGTTGTCGGCGGAAGAGCCCGACAGTTTCCGCGGCCATCAGTTCGATGGGATATGGGGCGATGAATTCGCCAAATGGCGCGATCCGCAGGCGGCCCTCGACATGGCGCTGATGGCGCTGCGGCTGGGACAGGATCCGCGGATGCTGCTGACCACCACGCCGCGCAACATCAAGGCGTTGAAGGACTTGCTGGTCGCGCCCGATGTGGCGGTGACCCGCAGCACGACAAAGGACAATGCGGGCAATCTGGCCGACGGTTTCTATGACGTCATGCAGGCGCGTTATGGCGCCAGCACCTTGGGGCGGCAGGAACTGGATGGCGAGTTGATCGCCGACACCGATGGCGCGCTGTGGCAGCGCGGCTGGATTGAAGCGGCGCGTGTTCGCGAGGCCCCGGTGCTGGAACGCATCGTGGTGGCGGTGGACCCGCCCGCCAGCGCCTCCGGTGACGAGTGCGGTATCGTGGTGGCGGGGCGCGCCGCGAACGAATTTTATGTCCTGGCCGACCTGTCGGCGGGTGGGCTGACGCCGGCGGGCTGGGCGGCGCGGGCGATGACGGCCTTTGCGGATTTCGAAGCCGACGCCATCATCGCCGAGGCCAACCAGGGCGGCGACATGGTGAAAAGCGTGCTGCTGCAGGCCGATCCGAACGCCCCGGTGACGCTGGTGCATGCGTCACGCGGCAAGCTGGCGCGCGCCGCCCCTTATGCCGCGCTGTACGAAGCAGGCCGTGTGCATCACGCCGGCCGCTTCGCCGAACTGGAAGACCAGATGTGCCACTATGACGGCAGCAAGAATGGCAAGAGCCCCGACCGGATGGATGCGCTGGTCTGGGCGCTGGCCGATTTGGCCGGCATGAAACGCGCCGCGCCCCGTATTCGCAAACTCTAGGATCACCAATGTTAGATTTCTTCCGCAAGACGCCGCCGGAAAAGAAGAGCGGCGCGCCCCTGATTGCCCTGTCATTGCAGGGCCGCGCCCGCTGGTCGCCGCGCGATACCGCATCCCTGGCGCGCATCGGGGTGATGCACAATGCCGTGGGCTATGCCTGTGTCAGGAAGATCGCCAGCGCCGCGGCCTCGGTGCCCTGGCTGCTGTATGACGGCGCGCAGGAGCTGGAAAGCCATCCCCTGCTGTCGCTGCTGATGCGCCCCAATGCGAACGAAGACGGCACGGCCCTGTTCGAGCGCTGGTATGCCTTCCTGCAATCGGCGGGCAATGCCTATCTGGAAAGCGTCACCCTGGATGGAAGCCCTCGCGAACTGTATGTGCTGCGGCCCGACCGGATGGCGGTGGTGCCGGGCGCGCGGGGCTGGCCCGCCGCCTATGACTATACGGTGGACGGCCAGACCACGCGCATCGCCCGCGATGCGGCGGGCTTTTTGCCGGTGCTGCATGCAACCCTGTTTCATCCCCTGGACGATTATTACGGCCTGGCGCCGCTGGAGGTGGCCGGCGCGGCGGTGGAGGTGCACAATGCCGGCGCCCAATGGACCAAGGCGCTGCTGGACAATGCCGCCCGGCCGTCCGGCGCACTTATATATAAGGGGCCCGACGGCGCGCCCGGCCTGACCGACGAGCAGTTCGCCCGGCTGAAGCGCGAACTGGAAGACGCCTATCAGGGCGCGGCCAATGCGGGCCGGCCGATGGTGCTGGAAGGCGGGCTGGACTGGAAGGCGATGAGCCTTTCGCCTTCCGACATGGGTTTTGCCGACAGCCGGGCGGCGGCGGCGCGCGAGATCGCGCTGGCCTTTGGCGTGCCGCCCATGCTGTTGGGCATTCCCGGCGACAATACATTCGCCAATTATGCCGAGGCCAATCTCAGCTTCTGGCGCCAGACGGTGCTGCCGCTGGTGGCGCGCACCGCCGCCGCGCTGACCGGCTGGCTGGGGCCGCGCTTCGGCGAGGGCCTGCGCGTGGGGTATGACGTGGATGCGGTGGATGCCCTGGCCGAAGTGCGCCAGGGGTTGTGGGACAAGCTGAAACAGGCGTCGTTCCTGACCGTCAATGAGAAGCGGGCGGCGGCGGGCTATTCGCCGGTGGAGGGCGGGGATATGCTGTAGAAAAATGCGGGGCACAAGATGAACAATTTGTTGGCCGGTTGTGCGCTGCTCGTCATGGCTGCGCCAGCGCTTGCTCAAAACAATCTCGAACCCGACGACATGATTATCGAAAGCTCAACCGGGCCCGGTCTTTACGGCCATGACTATGCTGGCCAACTGCTGTCCACATTGGATAACACTGTGAGGGTCTTCGACATCATCGAAGGCGGGTTGGTTCCCAAATTTGTCGTAGGGATAAAAACTGTCGGGAACGGCTATCGAATTTTCATGGTCGGCAGCAAGTCCGGAGGCGGCGCTGATCGGTGCGAAGCCCCCATCGCCAACGATTTGGCACATGATGTCATTACGGCTTGGGATAAAGTAGTACTGCAAACACGTTTCAATCCCGGTCAGCCGAGTGTTGCTGCGGATGGCCCAGCACAGCATTTCGGTTCGCGCTTGCAGTTTCGTACCATGGTGGGAAGAGTGCTTGAAACGCCGCCTGACAGCAATCCGGCGAATCTTGGGCGTATCGCCGGCGGGCTGCTGCAGATATGCAGCAAAGAACGGCTAGTGTCCGTTCCGCAGGCCGTGGCTGATATAAAGCTGGCGTTATCGCGTATTCACTGATGTGGGATGGCATGACATTGGTGGCGGGGCGCGAGTGCGGCGACTGCACCGTCTGTTGCACCGTGCCGCGCATTGACAAGCCGGAGATCCAGAAACTGTCCGGCGCCACCTGCAAGCATTGCACCGGCGGCGGCTGCGCCATTTACGAGACGCGCTTTCCCGTCTGCCGCAGCTATTTCTGCGGCTGGCGGACGATTGATATTTTCGACGATAGCTGGCGGCCCGACAAATCCGGCGTGCTGGCCTATGTCGAGACGGACGGTATCGCAGAAGGCTTTGACCTGGGCACCGGCATCGGGCTGATGCTGGTGGCGAACCCTTTGAAGACGGTGCGGCAGCGCTGGTTCCAGGATTTCGTGGTGACGGGCGTGACCAATTCCATTCCGCTGTTCCTGTCGCTGCCGGGGCCGCGCGGCCACCAGGCGGCAACGGTGTCGCTGAACACAAAGCAGATGCTGGACGCCATCGCGCGCGGCATGGTGAAGGACGCGCTGGAAGCGGCGCTGAAGATCTTGCGCGGCTGGAATTTCCGGCCCGGCGATTGATACCTTCCGGAACCAGACCGAGAAACGTGTGCCGGCCGCCCTTGTGGCGGCTTTTTTGTTGCAGACGGCGGGCGCTTTGTTCTGGGCCGGCAGCGCCGCGGAGCGCATCGCTGACCTGGAGCGGACGCGCGCCAGCGACCAGGCGGCGATTGAAAAGGTCGCGGTGCTGGAAGAACAGGTGCGCGGCATCAAGGAAAGCCTGGACCGCATCGAGACGAAACTCGATCACCAGAAATAACGGATCATTCCATTGGTACAGATTGCTTACGCCCGGCGTCCGCTGGCGCGACGCAACACGCGCGCCGGCCTGACACCGCTGGGCCCCGACCAGTTCGAGGGCTATGCCTCGCTGTTCAATGTCGCCGATGGCGGCGGCGACAGCGTGGCGCCCGGCGCCTTTGCCGCCAGCTTGCGGCGGCGCGGACCTGGCGAAGTCCGCATGTTGTACCAGCACTTCGCCCACGCCCCCATCGGCGTGTGGGAGGAGATCGCGGAAGACAGTCGCGGGCTTTATGTGCGCGGCCGCCTGGTGCCCGAGGTGGAACAGGCGCGCGATGTGCGCGCGCTGCTGGCGGAGGGGGCGCTGAACGGCCTGTCCATCGGCTTTCGCACCGTGCGGGCGAAACGCGGACCCGGAAAAACGCGCACCCTTCTGGAAATCGAGCTTTGGGAAATTTCGGTCGTGACCTTCCCGCTGCTCGCCGGCTCGACGGTCACGGCCATCGGCAATCGCCAGCAAGGCCTGGCGCAACTTTTTCGTGAAGCAACCGGCGCCTTGCGCGCTTAACTGGAGAGTTTGATGGAACTGGAAACCAAGACTGTGGAACACAGTCACGAGATCAAGCAGGCGTTCGAGGATTTTCTCACCGGCTTTGCGGCCTTCCGCCAGGCCAATGACGAGCGCCTGGCCGGGCTGGAACGCCGCGCGGCCGATGTGCTGAGCGAAGAAAAGGTCGCGCGCATTGACGCCAGCCTGACCGAAACCAAGCAGAAGCTGGACCAGCTGATGCTGGCCAATGCCCGCCCCCAACTGGGCGGATCCGCCAAGGCCTTCGATCCCGCCACCGCCGAGCGCAAGGCGCGCTTCGACCGCTATGTCCGCAAGGGTGATGGCCTGGATATTGAAGTCAAGGCGCTGAGCGAAGGCTCCAATCCCGATGGCGGCTATACCGTGCCGCTGGAGATCGAGCGCACCATTGACCGGGTGCTGTCGCAGGCATCTCCCATCCGCGCCATCGCCTCGGTGCGTCCGATCGGTGGCGGCACCTATCGCAAGCCCATCACCACCGCCGGCGCGGCCAGCGGCTGGGTGGGCGAGACCGGCAGCATCAGCCAGACCGGCACGCCGACCCTTGCGGCGCTCGATTTCCCGGCCATGGAGCTTTACGCCATGCCCGCCGCCACCCAGACGCTGCTGGATGACGCCCAAGTGGATATCGAGCAGTGGCTGGCCGATGAGGTGCAGATCGTCTTTGCCGAACAGGAAGGGGCGGCCTTCGTCAATGGCACCGGCACAAACCAGCCCAAGGGCTTCCTGCAATACACCACTGTCGCGGATGCGAGCTGGAGCTGGGGCAACCTGGGTTACATCGCTTCGGGCGCGGCGGGCGCCTTCACCGATGACGATCCCGCCGATGCGCTGCTGAACCTGGCCTATGCCCCCAAGCAGGGCTATCGCGCCAATGGCCGCTGGGTGATGAACCGCAGGACCGAAAGCGCGGTGCGCAAGTTCAAGGACAGCGAAGGCAATTACATCTGGCAGCCGGGCGTGGCGGCGGGCCAGCCGGCCACCATTTTCGGCTATCCGGTGACGGAAGCCGAAGACATGCCCGATATTGCCGCCAACAGCCTTTCGATTGCCTTTGGCGATTTCGCCCGCGGTTACCTGGTGGTGGACCGGGTGGGCATCCGGGTGCTGCGCGATCCCTACAGCGCCAAGCCCTATGTGCTGTTCTACACCACCAAGCGCGTCGGCGGCGGGG